CATTTTCCCAGACATGACTTCGTCAGCATATTCTTTAGGTGTTTGCTCTACTTGATTTGTTCCAGTTCCTGCATCACTATTTCCACCTAATGCAGCTAATGCTTCCTTTCTTGCTAATAGTTTTTCTTCCCTTGATAGATTGTTAGCTTTTAGTTCTTCAGCTTCTTTGGCGATAGTAGCTGCATCTTTTGCTCTTTTTACAATGTCTTCTTCTCCTTCGGAAGGTTTCCTAATTGCATTATCTTCAGTTGTTGTTTCTTCGTTCTTAGAAATATCTTTAGTTTCTTTTTCAACTTGTGTTTTTTGTTCATCCATGATTCTACCTCCCTTTTAATGTTTGATAAATTTTGGTTGTGGTATTGTAACACCTATAACTCCTGCTATAACTATTAATACTATTTTTAATAGTGTCCCGTTGATGCCCATAAACATGGCAAAACATTCTAAAACGGTTAGGCAGGCTAATCCTGTTACAACAATTCTCCAATCGATTTGTTTTTTTTTAGCCATTATGTATCTTTTCCTGCTTGTGGTTTCTCAGCTTTTACTGGCCCATCTTTATTATTATCAGCTTGTAACATTGTTTCTATCGACGCTGGGAACTCTAAATTAATCTCAATGTTTAATTGGATCTCTACTGTTTCCTGGATATATAATTGCATGTCTTCTATTGTTTGTTGGAAAGCTAAGTAAATAATATTTGCACTTGCTTCTGTTGTGCTTTCTCCCCATCCCATTATAACTTCTGGCATACCCATAGCTGTTACAAATTGTCTTATTAAAAATTTAAGATAAGATAAAGAATTAATATCATTAGTTGAAAATTGAGGTGACGATGATCTTTTTATTTCTCCTATTACTCCTTTAGGGATCACTATACTTTCTGATTTTTTAAATGCGTTATTAATTACTGCTTCTAAAGAATTTAATTTTGTTGTGTCGTCTGTTTCTGCTTCATAAAACATAATTGGTTTAACTGTTCTATGATATAATACTCTAAGATCTAACAGTCCTTCACTTCTAGCTTCTAATAAACTTACTATTGCTTCTGGCATTGGGATCCCATGTATCTCGTCTGCTTCTCTTTCATAACTTAAATGATAAATCTCTTCTACGTTATACCTTATTGCTTTTCCTTTTCCTAAATTCTGTTCATAAGCTATTATGATCCCTTGAGAGTTAGCAACTATTGCAATTTTTCCAGGGTTTAGTGGTTTAAGATTTGTCATTCTTCCTTGACTATCTTTTATTATGTGCCCAAAACTATCTCCGCAGATCATTGCTGTTTGCCATTGATTTTTTAAAACTATTCTTGAGCTTTCTCTTCCAGTTCCTTTTATGGCTTTTAACTTCTTCTCATTCTTTGGATCTGCTTTTATTCCTCTTCCAAATGTCCATGATCCGAATTTATTTACAACTGCTTTAAACTCACAAACTTGTCTAAAATATCCATTCCATTTAGCAAAATCTGGTATATAATATGTTTCAGTATAATCAGATCCATCAGTGTCTTGAGAAGTAATAGTAAATTCTGTCCCTTGATTTGTGAAATCTGTTGTTTGTCCTGTCCTTAATGTTGCCATGTAAATTAATGTATATCCTTGTATTTAAATGTTTTCTTATGCTATTATATTTAAATCATCTAATGCTAAGTTAGTTGTTCCGCTTGCTCCGTTTGGATGTGTGTTCGTTCCATTGTCCACTATTGCTGCCGTGTGAGTTCCTAGACAAATATTTCCTATTATTATATTTTTATTACATGTGTTGTCATCTATTCTAATCTCGTTTCGATTATTATCTCTGCATCTATTAGAACTTATAACATTTTCATTACTGTTTGCGTCTACTATTATTCCATCATAAGTATTTGTGTTCCCTGTATCGTTGTCTGAGACTATATTAGAACTTATAACATTTTCGACTGATGTATATATCCAGAGTCCATGTCTTACATTAGAACTTATAACATTTCCTGTAATTGTATTGTCATTTCCATAACAGAAAAAACCATATCTTGTATTTGTTGAGCATGTGTTTCCTGTAATTGTATTTGCATTCCCAGCTAAATAAATTCCACTATTTATATTATTGTTACATGTATTTCCAACTATTGAATTACTATTTGTTGATATTGATATCCCATATACAGCGCATGCAGTGCAAATATTTCCAGTTATTGTATTATTTTCTCCAGATTGTATATCTATTCCATTTCTAACATCTGTGATTATGTTTCCTTCTATTTTATTATCGCTTGTTGTTGTATCCATATAAATTCCTTCCATTCCGCAATTCTCTATCCAGCAATTAGAAATAATACTTTCTGTGACAGTTGTTAAATGTATTGCAACATCATCTAATCCAGTTCCAAATCCATAAAAATATATATTATTTATTAATAATCCTGAGACTGATGTTGCTGTTAATAATTCTATGTTTATTTCTGTTGTTATTTTTGTTGCTTTTCCAGATCCTATTATAGAAATATTATTATTTGTTATTGATAATGGTGTTTTTATTGTGTATGTTCCTTCTTTTATAACTACAACCCCTCCGATTGATGGTAGTAGATCTATTCCCTCTTGAATAGTGTCCGCATCTCCTGTGCCATCTAATGAGACTATAATTGTTGCTTGTCCAATCCTCTCTCTTCCTCCTCCAGTATTTACTGAGCTTGAATGCGAAAAAAGGTTTGGCAGATTTAATCCTTTAAGTGCCATCTATACCTCCAAGAAATCTTGCCTACTTTGTGTCAATAATTTTTCTATTTGTTGCATTCTGTAGACATGAATATTAATCATATCTTCTGCCTCCACTCTAGAAGTATATCCTGCCATGTTATAAAGAATTAATTGCATCCCACCATATCTTGCAGCCCATTCTGTTATTAAAATTCTTGTTGTTGCATCTAGTCCTGTGAATCCTGTTGTGGCTAAATTGTGTTTTAATAATACTGATAAATATGCTTCTGCTTGATCTTGAATCATTGTATGGTTAGCGTCAACATCTCCTGTCGCATCTACATTCTCTCCAGCCATAAATTGTATTTCTGCAACGGTTACGATATTTGCTACGTATGCCATGTTAGAATGAACGGGCGAAGATATTTAAACTTTTGTTTTTCATACACCACGCTGCTCTTATTAGCGCTTCTGCAATGTGTGAGTAATTCCCATATATTTTAAGACTTCCACCGTCGCCATAATCGTATTGTATAGATCTTAAACTCTGTTTTATTTGTTCATCATCAAATAGTTTAATTAGATCACACTCCATTAAATTTACTAAATTGTTGTAAAGGTCTTCTTTTAGTAGTACTTTCTTCCGTGGTGTGTCCTTCCCCTCTTCTTGATCTATAGATCTTTTTGCATTGTTAATTCCGACTGTTTTTCTTTTAGTCTGTGGATCTTCCATGAGCATGTCGAATACTCCAACACCCATTCCTCCATCATCCATGAAGATTTTTTTATGATTGATCTCTTTATCTTTGTGTATTATTAATCTTGCTGTGTCTGTTAATGTTTGCGGATCTGGAATGGTAAGGTCAAACATCATTAGTCTTTCTTTACTTAGTCTATCTAAGCTTAGTAATACAATCTCATCTCCTCCCATTCTTGCAATATCTATCCCTTGAAATCTATCTCCTACTGGTTGATAGTCTAATATAACGCATGCTTGATCTATCAAATTATCTGGAAATAGTCTTTTAATCCCTCCAACGAATAAACCCTGGTATTCTTGTTGATATTGCAGTTTAGTCATTCTATTCTTTTCATCTTTTAGAAAATCTAGCATATTGCCCTTTTGTGGCTCTGATCTTTTACTTGCAACTTCTTCTGTAGATATATGAAAACTACTGAATTTAGGATCTTTAAAACATCTATGGAAATAGTTATTAATACCAAATGGTGTAGATAATAGGTTGATAGTCCCTCCTGTGGTAGCCAGCATGGGAGTGACTGCGGCCCATACCTCTTCTGGGATAAATGCAGCTTCATCAGCGTATAATTCATCTATCGTGTATCCCCTTATACCATAACCCGAGTCTCCAGTGGGTAAACAACGTATAATAGTGCCGTTTTTTAGCTTTAATTCGTGTTTAGTAGGGCGATCTTTTCCAGTTTTTATCTGTTTTCTATGATTGAGGTGTATATAGCTTAATACCTTCTCAAACAGCAATAATGCCTGTCTTTCCGTAGAAGCTATGATCATGATGCTCTTCTTCTTCTTAATACCAGCTTCTCCCGCTTTTTGTGATATAATAGTGGACTTTCCTACCTGTCTGCCAGCACAGATGCACATGTTAGTCTTGATGTCTAAAACTTCTTGTTGCCATTTATCTAATTTCATTTTTTAAAAAATTTGTGAGCTGTCCTGCTATTTACTTACTCATTTCGACTTCAAGTTCGCTCTCCTCTTCCTTCTTCTCCTTGTATTCATTGATTGTTATTACTGCTTGCTCCTTGTCTATTGATTGTACTTTAGTCATTGTTGTTTTGAATATGAACTTATCATCTATACTCAATGCTTTAAACACACTATCAATTAAGAACTTCTCTCTATTAGCTATATCTTTCCTTGCTACTAATTGTTCTTTAGTTAACCAGTTCTCATATATTAATATATCAACTTCTAATTTCTTTTGTTCTAATATATCTGATTGATATTCTATTACTATATCAGTTATCTGTTGTCTTATCTTCTTTGCTTCACTAGTTAATATCTTTATATTTCCTCTATGCCAATACAAATGATTAACTGTTGGTGTTTTAAATGGTAGTGTTATTATCAT